ACTTTAAAAAATAGCGATGCCGATTCCTAAGCCTAATATGAATGAATCTAAAGAAGATTTTTTAGATAGATGTATGGCCGATGAGGTTATGCAAGAATACGATGATAAACAGAGATATGCAGTATGCGAACTGCAATTAGAAACAAAAAAAAAGATTATGGATGTAAAAAAAAGAAATATAATATCATTTACAGAAGATGAGGAAACAATTACTATCGTTTTTGATAAAAATACTGATGCAACGGATGAAGCCGAAACTGAAGAAGTTTTGGAAACGGATGAAGCCGAATCGGTGGAAAATGAGCAGGAGGAAGAAGCTCTGAGAGGCCCAGATGATTTAGAGGAAGACCCTACAGAAGATATCGTGGAGGAAATAGATGAGGAAGAAGAAGAAGAAATAGAGGAAGACCCCGCTTTAGAATACGCTAACAGAAGTACTCATAAAGTAGATGTATGGGATAAAAAACATACTCAGGAAACTCGCTTTTTTAATATAGAAAGTAGATTAGATTCTAAGGAGGGAAAAGATGTAGTAATAGGCCATGCTGCAGTATTTAATTCTTTATCTGAAGATTTAGGAGGATTCAGAGAGCGAATCGAGCCTGGAGCTTTTGATGATGTTTTGGATAATGATGTAAGAGCTTATTTTAATCATGACCCGAACTTCTTACTAGGGAGAGTATCTGCAGGAACTTTAAGATTAGGAGTAGATGAGAAGGGATTAAGATATGAGCTAGATATTCCTAATACCACTGCAGGGAGAGATTTAAAAGAAAATATGAGATTAGGTAATATAACTCAGAGTAGCTTTGCTTTTACTTTGGGAAGGGATGGCGATTCCTGGGAGAGAAATGAGGAAGGAAATGATATTAGAATCATTCATAAGGTAAATCGGCTTTACGATGTTTCTCCTGTATCGCTGCCCGCTTATCCTTCAGCTGACAATTTAGCTCTAGCAGTAAGGAGCAATTTTATAGATAAAGAAAATACAAGAAAAAAACACGAGGAGGAATTTGAAATGAATACACTATTAAACTTAAAAATTAATTTATTAAAAAGGAAAAAATGAAAAAATCATTAGAATTAAAAGAATCTCGTTCAGGTTTAGTAGATACTTTGGAGGCAATAAAAAATACTGCTGAAGGAGAATCTAGAAATCTTAATGAGGCTGAAGCTATTGAGGTAGATAATACTCTATCTTCTATAGATGAATTAGATGTAAAAATCACAAGAGCAGAAAAAATGGAGACAGAGTTAAGAAATGCGGCAGTATCTGGAGCTAAAATTGCAACTCCAAACACTGACAAAGATTTACAAAAATTTTCTTTCCAGGGAGCGGTAAGAGCTGCATACTCAGGAAAGGTAGAGGGAATCTATAAAGAGATGCACCAGGAGGCAGTGAATGAATCTCGTTATACTGGAAATGCGGTAAAAGGATTCGGTATTCCTTCTTCAGTATTAACTAGAGCATGGAGTACTTCTTCTGTAAATGCGGAGGAAGTAATGAGCTTTACTGACCAACTAGAGAAAAATTTAGTACTAGCTGGAGCTGGAGCAAATACTTATTTTGGGATTAACGATATGAAATTCCCTGTATTCTCTGGGATTACTTCTTCATGGGTACAAGAGGATGGAACAGGCGCTCCATCTTCTGCAGGAAACTTATCTGCAGTAACTTTAACTCCTAAGAAACTTATCTCAGTAGTAAATATGACATCTGAATCAATGATGCAAAATCCAGCTCTAGAAGGAGCTTTAACGAGACAAATGGCTACACAAGTAGCAGCTTCTTTAGAGTTTGCTTTGTTAGATACAGGAGATGTATCTAATGCTCCAGAATCTATCTTTGCTGACGCTACTGCTGGCCCTACTACTGTAACTGCTGCTGACTGGGTAGAG